TACTCTTGCTCCGCGTCTTTCAGCTCTTCTAAAACGCCCCTAAATTCTGCGATGCGTTCGTTGATCGTGGTGAGTGCCTTCCGCCTTGCGTTGTTCATGTCCTGCCCCCACTTTCTGTTTGTATCGTACGATACAATTCTAGCTCGTTATGTGACGGCGAGCACGATACCGTGTGATTTCTTTTTAGAGAGTGCGTCCAAAGTTCCGAAGCCGGGATGCGGCGGACGGCCGGCGGCGCACGGGCGCGGGTTTCGCTGCCTGGGTGAGCACGGCTGCCAACTTCACAGCCGTATCGGCTGTCTTCTGTGCCCAATCGGACGGCGTTTCGCTTTTGGCTGATTCCTGGTCGGAACCAATGTAATCCTCAGCGGGCGCGGGCGTTGGCATACCGGCGGCCTCGCGCTCAAGGCGGAGCTTTTCCGCCGCGCGGAAGAGACTACGGGCGATCTTGCGGAAGTTGGGCCGGCGCACGGATACGGCGGCGCGCGCGTAGACTCCGCAATCCAAGGATTCATTGCGCTCTGAGGTTTTCTCCCAGCGCATCGTGGTGACGAATTCGCGGGTGGTTTTAACCAGCTTTTCTGACGTGAGCTGGCGAAAATACTCTGTGTCAAGCGCGTGGGAAAAGTGCGTAAACCCAGCGCCGGGATTCTTGACGCGGAGCGAGGTGAACAGGTCCTCTTTGGCGGTGTCAACGCCCACGGTGTAGAGCAGGGTTTTGTAGGGGCCGACGCGGCTTCCAGAGCTGAGCAGCGGGCGGCCAATGCCCGCGCGCCCCACAATGGCGTGCCAGCGCCGCATCTCATGCTTGCGGGTGAATTCGTACACGCGCTCGGTGTGATGGCCGCCTGAGTCAACCAGGGCGGCGGCAATGCGCATGGTAACGCCGGCGGTGTGCTCCCAATCTTCCAACAGGTACACGCGGAGAGCGGCCCAGGGGCTGGCCGGGTCCGTATCTGGCAAAGACGGATCGCCGGGAAAAACTTTGTGCTCGATGGACCAGCGTTCATCGTCAAGGCCCCAACCCCACACGGAACATTCCAAGCGATCATCCTGGGTATCGACGCCGGCGGTGAGCCAAAGGACGCCGGCGGGTAGCAGCTCATGGTTGAACCGCTGGCGCTTTTCAAGCTCTGACATGTTCGCGCCAGTACCGCGAATCTCCCACGTTTCAGCCAGGCGCGTGTTGACAAAGACCTTCATGGATTCAAGCGAGGTCTGCGCTTCGAGCCATTCGCGGATGATCGTCACCCAATCCAAGACGGGTGAGTACAGCGCGTTGAGATAGAAGCCGGCCGTCTTGCCGTCGTGACTCTCCGCCGTGGCGCGCCACTCCCCGCGCCGGATCATCTCGTGCTTTGCGCGCTCTTCAATGACGCAACCGTTGAGGCAGACATAGAACCATGAGAGGACGTGCGGACGGGAGCCTTCCACCTTGTCAACTTCCCACTTGAGGCGCTTCCATTCGAGGGTCTGCATCTCTCCGCAGTGCGGACACGGGACGTAGTAGCGGCGCTTATCGCTGGATTCCATGGCGCGCTCAATGCGGGATAGATTCTTGATGCCCGGCGTCGAGGCCATGGACTTGATGCGATTCCAAAAAGTAGTGGTGCGTTTGTCGGCAATATCGGCCGGGTCGCCCTCAGTGCCGGCGGAATCTTCCCAGCGGTCCACTTCGTCAAGGCTCAAGACGCGGATCGGCATGGAGGCCAGGCCGGCCGGCGCGTTGGCACCGGCAATGATGAGAACGCCGCCGGGGAATTCTTTGTTGAGTAGGGTATTTCCGGAATCGCGCGAACGCGGAGACGGAAAGAGAGAGCGCAACACGGGGGTGTCACGGATCATTTTCGCGATGCGGTTTTTGGAGAACTTTTCCGCCTCGCGTTCGGAGGTCTGGACACAGAGGATAGGGCTGGGTTCCCAATGAGCGTAGTAGCCGATGGCGTTGAGCTGTATCTGGCTCTTGCCGGTTTGCGCGGCCATCATCATGACGACGGTTTCCACGTCGGGATCGGTGAAGGCGTCCTGGATGCCGCGCTGGTATTCGGCGAAGTCTGTACGGAACTTTCCGGGGAAGGCTCCCGATTCCTTGGGGATGTAGGCGTAACGGTCGGACCATTCGGACAGGGAGAGCTTAGGCGGCGGCGCGAACATCCGGTGCGCCTTGCGGAAAGATCGGCCCAGGTAATCCCAACCCTCGGCGGAGGTGACATACATGCGGCGGGCGGTCATTCCTCTTCACTCTCCGGCCGGGCGGTGCGGGCCTCACGCACGGCGTCGATGCTGGCGCAGTTGCTCAGAACGTCATTGCAGTACCGCTCAAGGATCGTGTTGACGCGCTTGCGGTCGTCAATGCCAATGAGCTGGGGAGCCAGGGCGGAGGGCAAGGCAAGGATGCGGGTTTGGATGGACTTGTTCGCGCCGACCAGGACGCGCTCAACGTCGGCGATGGAGGCAACCTCGCCGCGTTCGCGGGCGAGTTGAAGCTCTTTCAGGTCCGCTTCGGCCTTGGTTTTACGCAAAATAGCCTGATCGAACGTCTCTTGAGGCTCTTCGGAGCTGTCGGGGCCGGTTCCAGGGCGTCGATTTCCGCCATTTCCGCGTTTTTCGTCCATCTGAAAGGCCACGTACCACTGCAAGGTGGTAGGCCAATCGAGCAGACGGCCGCGCGGATCGTGCTTCGCCGGTAAGCCCTTGTCTATTATCCAGTTACGGACTTGACGCGGCGTGACTCCAAGCAACTCAGCCACGTCCGAAACAGGCAAGGCGGAGTAATTGCGCGGGTTTTCAGGCTTAGGCATAGGCGCGGAAACGGAAATGGGGTTAAAAATCCCTGGCGCTAGGGCACACGTGGGATGGCGCGTCACCCTCAGCGGGCCACACGGGGGAAGGACCCGCGCGCCCGAGAGCGGCTGAGGCCCATCTAGTGATGTGCTCACATCGTGTTGAGTATCAAAGACTTGCCGTCGATAGTCCTCCAAAGAGTAAGCGTCTGGCCCGTCAGGGAACATGGATATTCAGGTAAAGCCAACACAGCGCACCGGGCCGCAACCCGTCCCATCCCGCAGACGCCCTCTATCTCTGTCTTACCTGTGCTCTCCGAAACCGCGCTAATTCTTCAACTTGTCTAGCCAATCGGCCCACGCTTGCAGCATCTCGGCGCGTTGCTTGGCATATTGCGCACGGTTGTACACGCCGCGCACGCCTTTGAGCTTGTGATTGAGCGCCTTCTCAATCACGTCGGTGTTGTACTCTTGCTCACTCAGGTTGGTTGCTGCTGTGCGTCTCAAGTCATGCACTGTAAAGTGCTCAATCTTCACATGGATACGGCTCAGCGCACGGTTGAGCGTGCTGGCTGCAATCGGTGTGTGATCGGCACCGCGCATTGGAAACACAACGGTTGCGCGCGGATGCCGTGCGCGCTGTGCTCTCAGCAACTCCAATGCCTGGCGTGGCAACGGGACTACAAGCGGCGTGTCTGTCTTGGAATGCGCTTCCGGCAAAGCCCATTCCGCTTTGTCCAAATCGAACTCATCCCAGCGTGCGCGCCGTGCCTCGCCTTTGCGTGTCAACGTCAACAGAATGAACCACAAAGCTGCTTTCAGATCGGGACGAATCCGCGCCATATCCAAGGCTTTGACAAACACCGCAAGCTCTGGCGGTTTCAGTGATCGATTGCGCTCACTCATCTCCGCCACAAACTTGGCGGGGATCCCGGCCAGCGGATTCTTATCCGCAACACCGCGTACAAGCGCGTAATCCCACAATCTTTTCAGCAAGTTACGGATAGCCAGTGCGCTTTGCGGTTTGCCGTCTTCCACGCGCTTGAAGATCAGCTCCCGCACATCGTCTGTGTGAATCGAGCCGATTGCCCGGTTGCCGATCACCGGATACACGTCTCGCTCCAAATACCGGCGCATCGGCGCAACATCTCGCCGGCGGCGCTGTACATGGCCGGTCAAATACTTCTCACCGAACGCTTTAACCGTTTCTCCGCGCTCTTCCGCAAGTTTCTCTTTGCGGCGCTGTTCGGCGGGTGACAGTCCATCCGCAACCCCTTTTCTGAGGGCAGAATGCCTGTCTCGCGCGTCTTTGAGGCTCAAGGCAGGCCAATGACCCAGGTTGAGCTTTCCAGGCCGACCACGGAGCGTGTAGCGCGAACGCCAGCTTTTCAAGCCGCCGGGCTGAACCTCCAGGCTCAACCCGTGGTGATCGGCAACCATGTAACGCTTGGTTCGCGGCTTCAAAGCCTTTATTTTGTCGATAGTTAGCGGCATGTCTACGCGCGATACTGCCCAAAACCGACGCCAAGTTGGGCGTGTTCTTTCGGTACCCTCAAAAAGTCTCTGAGCACCTCAACCAACTCCACCACTGACATGTCGAAGTCAGGCGGATCGAGAAACAAGCAATGAAATTCCCCGCCAATGTTCACTTGCAACGCAAGGCGGTCACTCCACCCCATTTCATTGCTTCCAAACTGCGCATAGGTGAATGCGTGATGGCAGTTTTCGGGCGGAGGAATCACTCGTTCAAGCTCTTTCAGGAAATCCAGCAAATATCGGTGCATTTTTCGTCCTCTGTACCCAATCACGTACCCAAAACCCGAAACCGCGCAAGAAACCGTTTGTTTTCTAAGGCTGTCCATTTCTGGGTAGAGAAAATTCCCGTTTCACCGTCAAGCCGCAAGTAATTCACTGAGCCTCTTGGCGATTGCATAGGGAATCT